CGCAATACTTGGCCTCAGAAATGAGAGACTGTTTCCCAGAACAGGAAGTGGAGACACACTTTCCTCTGCTAGGAGAGGTGAGTTACAAAGCCGTGGCGGCTAGTACTCGTTTTGAACACCATTGTGAAGTAGTCATTCCAGAAGCAGTTGATGCATTCGTAAAGTCGAATTTAGATGACATAACGAAGCATATGACACCTTCATTTGCATGTAAGGAACTGTCTATGGAAGAGGCAATATTTGGGAATGATATTTTGGATGCACTTGATATGAACACAAGCACAGGTCCTACCTGGCGCAAGTGGGGTATTACTGATAGACATCTTTTGTGGAACAAAGAAACAAAATGGATATCACCTAAGCTCAAAATGATGGTGGAAGAATTGCATCAAAACTATGAGTCAGGTGTCTGGGAAGAATTTGCAGTACTCTTGGCTTTGAAAGATGAACCATTGCCACATGCTAAACTAATTAAACGTGTGTTTTATATATATGATATACACGTACTTATCTTTATGCGTATGACACTTGGTGATTTGTTCTCGGCTCAGTTGCAGCATCATAATCGTAGTGGATGTGCCATAGGCATAAATCCACATGGAATTGATTGGACATTACTTGCTCATAGGCTGAACCGTTACCCGAATTATTGGGCTACGGATTATTCCAAACTTGACGTTACTATGAAAGAACGAATATTTTCATGGTGTGCGTATTATGTGAAACGGAGGTATAATGCCAAAGGAGGACTAGCAACTAAAATTACAGGCATATTTGCTGCTGTTTGCTGTCCAACTTTAATTACTGGCACTAGCGCTTTCAGGGCAGTGCTTAATACAAGTGGCTGGATACTTACTCTCTTCATTAATGATTTTGCTTGTCATGTGACACATCAGATAATTTTTAGTGTGATAAGTCTCTCTCATGGTTTGGATATGTGGTACTTGCGAGACATGTCTCTTCTAGTATCATATGGGGATGACATGGTTAAGTCCGTGTCAGACGAATTTGTAGAACTGGTGGATCCTGAGCATTTTTCACATTTGATGAAAAAGCTTTTTGGTATGGTTATTACAGGAGTGGATAAGAAAGACTACGGTAAGTACGTGGGTTCCATTTCGGAAGTAGAGTTCATAGGCAGAACTTTTTCAAAGTCTAACGATATTTATATCGCACCCTTATTGGCTAAAAGTTACAATAAGATGATTTCATGGATAAGACACACACCAGCTCTTAATGAGCGTGAGTCTTATCAGGCAATCCTTAATACGATGTGCTATGAAGCAGTCCCGAAAGGGAAGAACTTTTACAACAAATTAATTAAACGTACACGCAAATTATGCGCTAAGTTTGATATTAAGCCTCTTTATCCAAATTATGCGAGTGCTCGATCCGTTTATTATGACAATTATGTTAATTGCCCAAGAATGGAAAGAGCTTTATGGTTCGCTTTGGCTGGAAGAGTCACACGTCGGGAGGGACGTAAAGCCTAAGTGGATGAAACCCCGTCTGCCTGTGGATGTATCACAGGATGCTGAGGTTAGTAGTTTAACACGACTACGGCTGGTACAGAAAATTAGTGTTGCTGATACTCAGAATTCAGTCGTAAATACCGCCCAGGTAACGTTAGATCAGGGCACAGCGTTGGGAGAACGCGCAGAAACTTCTTCCAAATCTGTGAATGAATTTTCTTCTGTAGCATACGTTGAGAGCGTTGCTGAAGAAACTCAACACACCAGGAGAATCGTTGAAATTATCAACCCTTTCCCTGACCAATTTCCACAGAATATAGCTGGCAGGAAGCGATTGCTTACGTCTGGTACGATAGCAGCTCCTCTGTCACTTACACCCACAGTGGTGTCTATAAAACTGTGGCAACAAATTAAGACCTTAGCGCCATTTGACGCTCTTATAGACTATTTTAAAGGTATACGTGCAGACATACACCTTAGTTTTGTTATACGAGCGGCAGCTGGTTCTTATGGTGCCTATATGCTTTCATATCAGTACGGTGTACCAGATGTTGGTATAAAGGCACTTTTTACCTCAGAGAGTTGGCTTGGAGACATAGCTACCAGTGAGGCAGTGGATTTGGTT